CCCCAATAAAGGCGCATATGCGTTCCTTCACGGGGGCGTGGGAGTCGCAAGTAGGGATTAATATGACCGGTGAAGGTTTAGACCATTTGGTCGCCCACTTGTCCCGAGTTGATTCGTCGTTGACGGAGATGCGGGATGCGGACATCAAACATATGGATAAATCGACATCGGGCCCACAATTCGATGACGTGGCAAAAGTTTTCTACGCAGCAAATCGCCATTTGGGTCTGGATCCAAAGCCCCTTCACAATCTTGTGATGGGTCTGAAGTTCTCCCTCGCAAATGTGAAAGGCGATGTCGTTTCGTTCTTCCGCAACCCTTCCGGTAACGATATTACTGTCGAGATTAATAGCGTGAACGTTTCTTTAGGGAACCGCTACGCGTATTATCGCGACAAGTATCCGAATGGACCAACCCCTGAATTGGTGAAATGGGCAGAGGAATGGGAAGCCAACTTCTTTAAGACGGCTGACCTTCCAACGTGCCCTATTCCTTTAGATTTTCAACTGCACGTGGCATTGGCCACGTACGGGGATGACGCCGCCATGAATTGGCCAAACTTTCCAGAAGCCACTTATGTGGATAGCTTCTTGGAGTATGGGTTTGAGATTACCGATGGAGCAAAGGCTCTGACAATCGAGAAGAAGAACATCTTCGAAATCTCTTTCCTTAAGCGCCATTTTGTCTGGGATGAAAACAAGTGTGGGTGGAAAGCCCCTATTGATATAAAGTCATTAATGCGGATGTTGACAATGAAGAAGGACTCGGTTCTTTCTGATCATGATCATGCCGCGACGGTGATTACGCAGTTCTTCCGTGAGGCGGTGTTCCACGGGAAAGATTTCTACGATCATTGGGTCACTAAACTGACCCAAGTAGCAGAAATGGCAGAAATTGCCACCAATCCAGCCCTATTCATACCACCATATGAATATTACTACCAACAATTTCTAGAGGGCTCATTTATCTCGTGGTCGATTGACACGAGAGTGATGTTACAGGAAATAGATGGTGCCGTCGAAAGACAGATGAAGAAAGTACAATTAGTAGAGGGCTCGAATGTGGAGTCCACCCCGGCTGATACAACTGAAGTTGTGCATGACCTTGGGGATATTCAAACCAACGTGGGAGTGGTACTCCCAAATCAAGCCATGGAGACTCTGGTGCAACATTTTCCAAAGAATACTTTGGACAATTTCTTAGAGCGTCCTGTGGCCGTATTCTCACACGC